AAAAACACCATGCGACCGGCTTGGCAGATGCTACCCGGCTCGATGCAACCCACTTCGCTGCTGATTTTGTCACGCTGCCAAACGCTATCGCCGCCAACATATTGGAAACGGTGGATGCCTTGGCGCTGGAACACCAAAAGCACCTCGCCACCTGCCAAGCCCGTAATGCGCCCGCCGTCTGGAAGGGGAAGGTTGCCCGATTGGCTTGTGCCATCCCAAATCTCAGGATTGCCAAAGCCAGACCAATATACTGTCGTCAGTTCAGCCGGATCGCCAGCCAACACGGTAAAGTCATTGCACGTTACGACATAGGCAGCATCAGGCGGCGTTCCACCGAGCGCACCGCTTGTCCCTGCTGACAGGTCATAGGCCACCGGGGCACCGCCGTGCACCCCAACCACAAGGTCACGATGCTGGGCAAAACGCCACCGCCCGGCCCCTACTGCATATTCGCTGGACCATGCCGAGCCACTGTAGCTGTAAAGTCCGTCATCAGCGCCCGCTAACAGGGTTGACGTGCCATCCTTATAGATAAATGCCCCGCCACCCGTCCAATCAGCCAAAGCCGGTGTGACAGCCTCGTAAGCGCCTACAGGGGCATATCCGTTGGCGATGGGATAGACATTTTCGCACGTCACCAGCCCGTCATGGCCGTGCTGTGCTAGGTCAGGCTTCCACGCGCCGAGCGGGACGCTAAGCATTTGCCACCATGTAGCGCGGCATGATCGAAGGGAACTCTGTTGCCAGCGTGTCGGTGATGGTGTCGCGGTCAGCCCGATCAGCGTCCACAATCTCGCCAATCACAAGGTCGGCAGCCTGACGCCAGATCGCAGCGCGTTCATCATTGGACAGCCACGCCTCGGCATGTGCCAGCGCCATGAAATAATACACGTCATGGTGGCTCGCCAAAAGCCAGTTCGATTGATTGTCAGCCGATAGCGAAGGGATTTTTGCCAGATAGATCACGTCCAGCGTTTCATCGCTTGGCGTCGGTGCAAGGCGAATGACCGGGGGAACGCCACCAATCTGCGCATAGACTTCAACGTCAGTGCGGGTCGAATAGCGCGCCAGTTGAGACAGGGTGACAGGGAACAGCCGCGTTCCATCTGCCCGTTCCACCTGCACCAGCTTCAACAGGTCAGTTGGCAAGGTCACGTCGCGGGCTGTGGCGGCGATAGATGCAATCGTGCGCATCTGCCGAACACGGAGCAAGCGGTTAAATTCGCGCTCAGCGTGGGCGATGAACAAAGGAATTTCAGTGGCAGTCAGGTCGTCGCGGTCAAGCGCGCTGGCAATGGCTGCAATCAGGTCGTCATAGGTGGCAATGGCGGGGGCGGACGATACGGAAATAGCTACAGACATTCGCGCCTCCCATCAAAAAGGAAGGGGGTGAGTTTCCCCACCCCCAACCTCATCAGTTGTTGTGATAGCGGCAAGCCAACTGCGGGCGCAGCGTCTTGTAGCCGTAGAGGACATCGAGACGACAAGGGAACTTGTCGTTGTTGATGTCATACATGCGAACAATGCGCATCGACACGCCGTCAACAACTTCGCGGGCCGCAAAATCCACACCCTTGGGCATGACCAGATCGGCGGTTGCGAAAGCGAAGGCCTCCTTCTGGAACAGCAGCGACGTGCCAACGGCAGTCGAAGCGGTGCCAGCAAAGGTGATGGCCGCGTTGTCAGCAGGCGAACCCGATACGTTCTGCGTAGCACCGGAAGCGATGATGGCAGGGCTGATCGGGAACGAAGTGGTCGTTGCGCTTGCGCCAACCACGAACTGCTGAAGCTGCCCGGTCGAAACCTTGGTCTCGGGGTGGACAGAGTAGACGCCAGCAATCGTGATGACATCGCCCTGAGCCGGGGCCGTCGCGCCGGTATCAACCACAAGGGTCGAACCGGTTTGGCTGCCGCCGTTGACAAGGTAAGCCGTGTTCGAGCCGCCACGGGTATGAGCCGGGAGGAGAGTGTTCTCCATCCAGTCAAACCCAGCAGCACGGCCCATGTAGCCTTCCTTATACTGCTTTGACAGCGCCGCGGTGTCATTGAACAGCGTCTTGGTGTCCTTCACCACATCAGCCATCGACTGCGAGTCCATCAGCGCCGTGCGGTCGCTGTAGGGTGCGAGGAAACGGTTGAGGATGACACGGGCATCAAGCGCCTTGTTGTAGGTCGCCGCTGCACCGCCGTTCCACACCGAGTTGGACACGTCCTTATACATCGACAGAGCGTCATATTCGACGTTGGCAGCCAGAACCGACATCGCCGGGTCCAGAATGCGCGACGAAAAGTCGTCCAGCGACAAGGTCAGGTCCACGCTGGAAAAGTTCAAATCGACACCCTTCTGGGTGGCAACCTGAAGCGTGGTGCTGGTCTCGGTGGTGTCCTGCGCCGAAAGGGTCGCACCCGAACGAACCGTATATTGGTTCGGCAGGCGGATTTTCAGACTGTCGCCAATCTTTGCGCCGGACTTGGCGTAGCTGCTGTCATATTCGCGGACGATATTGCCCACGAAGTTCAGCTTCTGGTGGAGGATACGCAGCGCCTCACGGGTCACTGCGGTCGGAGTGAGAAGGGTATTCGCCATTGTCGTGGTTACCTAGATTTGGCGGCCAACTGTGCATTGCGCTGCTTGACCCAAGCATCAGCCGACATCCGGTCATCCAGCTTTGGCCGTGGGGCCGTTCCGCCAGTTACCTTTGCCGCTGGCTTGATGGCCTGCTGCGCTTTGATCGTATTTGCCGCCTTGGTTGAGGTTCGCGACTTCACACCCTCGGCTGCATCGTTGAGCAGCTTGATGACCCGCGCATCTGCGATGTCGTCAAAGTCCTGATTGGTGAAGCCGTATTGCTTGACGCCGAAGTCACGGAGGGCTGCTGCCTTTTCCGGTCCCCAGCCTGGAATGTCGCGCTGAAGCTCGGCAACGCCCTGCTCGATCTGCTTGGCAATCACTTGCTGCGTTTCGAGGGTGCGCTGCTGTTGCGCAGCGGTGTATTGGCCTTCTGCCGCCGCCCGCTGATCCTTCAGCATGGACAGTTTCATAAAGGCTTGGTTTGCGCCCATAGGGTCTTGCCGAGACCAAGCATCCCAGTCGACGTTGGCATATTCCGCAATGGCATGATCGTAGGCGACCATGGTGGCACGGGCTTGCAGTTCCTGCTCATTGGCTTGTTCGACAGCCGCGATGGTTGTGTCGAGTGCCTTGCGCTGTTCTGCAATTTCCTGCGTCTTGCGAGTGTAGTCTGACTGGAACATCAGGAGCGGTTCAAGGGCTTTGGGCAGCTTGAACTTCTGCCCGTCCTTTTCGACTTCAATCTCCTCAATCTCAGGGGCCGGTTCCTCTATCGGATTGCCGTCCTCATCGACTTCGGGAGTGTCAAACTCCTGTTCATCGGACACGTCTTCGACTTCCGCCTCCACTTCGGGAGCCAAATCGGTCTCGTCTTCCATAATGGCCTCTTGGTTAGGCGACTGCTCCAAAGCTTGGTCGCGGTTGTCCTGCGTAAGCCACCTCGGCCTGCGCCCGGATCAGATCGGCCTGCGCTTCCATGCGCTTGACCTCAATTTCCATGGATTTGAGTTGCAATTCCGCCTGTTTAAGTTGCTGGTCCTGCTGGTTTGCGGCCTGCAATTGCTGTTCAAGCTGGGCAATGTGCTGCTGCACCTCGGGCGGGATTTGCTGTTGTTCGCCCTTGCCTTCCAGTTTGTCGGCGGCATCATCGGCCCCGGCCCAATCGCAGTTACGAAGGTAGAGCGGGCCTAGGATTTGCGCACTGTCAGGGTTGGAACGGATAATCTCGACCAGTTCAGAACGGGTTTCTTCGCGCTGCGATGAATAGGATGGCCCGGTCGATACGGTCAGGTCATACTTGCCCGCCGTGATGTCAAACACGCGGGTCATTGCCTCCTGATCGTCTTGACCTTCCATGCCTTCGGGCTGCTCCATCGGCTTCTCAGCACCCGGCGCGATTTGGACGGTCTGCGGCTTCATATCCTGACCTAGCACCCGCACCATGCGTTCTGTGCTGTAAACCTTCGGAATGAGGTCGATCAGGATGCGACCGGCATGGCGGATTGACCGTGCCAGATTGTCTAGGAAGTGGAATGTCGCGGTGTCACCCTGCTCCTGACGTTGCGCGATAGCCCGCCCGCTCGTTTCGTTCGACCGCGCCCCAAGGGATGCGTCATACATCCCCATGACCGCCTTCATGTCGTCAGCCGCGTTCAATGCCTCTTGCAGCGCGCCAGCGGGGACGCCAGCAAATGCCTGACGTTGCGGCATCTCGGGGCCATCAAATTCAAGGTAAGCATGGCTGACAGTGTTAGCCGTCGCCCACTTTGCCTGATCGGTGTCGAAAGCACCCACGCGGCCAATGAACGGGGCCTTGGGGGCGAGTGCCACCAGTTCCGTCGCCATGGTTCGCCAATAGTTGAACTGGCGCTGTGGGTCTTTCGCATCGGCAATCAGGCTGCGGAAATAGCGCTTGCCTTCGACAATCACCTCATCGCCATACACTGGCACAATGGGGATATAGCAACCGGGCCACTCAACCGTTTCCAGCACCTCAGCGCCGGTCATGATGTATTGCGTCACCTTGTAGCTTTTGACGGTCTTAGGCTCGCCAGCGGGCATGAAGCCCATATACTTTTCGGGATCGGCTTCTATGTCGTCCATGGCGATAAGCACAGGCTCGGCAGCGGGGGGCTTAATCAGCGGGACAACCTGCTTTTCGACTTCTTCGCGCTTCCAATATTCCGCCACCATGACATGATCGCCGTCAACCCATGGCGACTGCAAATTGCCGTAGCCAAGGCTATCCCAGTCAACCGCGTCTTTGCCCTTATACTTTTCGGCAAATTCGTCCTTTTCCATCTCCGTGACGACAAAGCAGAAGGACCAATCGCTTCCGTCTGCACTCTCGGCAAACGGATCGGCATAAACGGTCAGGGGGTTGATGATGCGCTCAAAGGCGATGTCCTTTTCGAACGTATCACCATACGCCTCTTTGATGTTGATGCGGAAATAGCCAAAGCCGCCTGCGACCGCCGCCTCAATAGCCGTATCCGTCGCAACGTCTGCATCGCTGGTCACTTCGATATTACGGATCAGTCCGTTGATGATCTCAGCCGTTTCGGTGTCAGCATGGCTATCGGCAGGGTGAACTTTGATCGACGGCTTGTTGCGGCGGGCGGCGTTGACGACCTGACGAACGAAGGCGGGCAGCTTGTTGATGGTCAGGCAGGGACGACCGTCAAGTTCGCGCTGTTGCCGGATGGTTGCGGGCCATTGCTCGCCAAGTCGGCCAAAGCGGATGTCATCGACCCAGTTCAGCCGGTTGTCATTCTCGGCATCACGGGCCTTGTCGAATTGTGTTTTGGCAAGGGTTAGGATTTTTTCGCTCATCCCATCCATCCCCCTGCACCGTGAAACTGTCGCTTGACCGCTGGCTTCGCCGCCCTCGGTTCTTCATACGCCACGCACATAAGCCCGAAGGCGTCGGCAGCATGGCTTGACCAATCGTGATTGACACCAAGGCCAATCCCGCGCTTTTCGTCCCGCTTCTCGTGATAGGCTGCTAGGCAATCGACGCCCGGTTGGCACTTTTCGTCAAACCAAATGCGCGGGAACAATCGACGCCCCGCTTCAATCCGAACCATGGCAGCACCAGCGCCGCCCGATCCTGACCCAATAATCGTCTCGGCATGATAGCCAGCATCGCGAAAGGCTTGCTCCCATGTGCCAGCGTATGGCCCTTTCTGAGCCGCGCCATCATGGGGAAGGAATATGTCAACCGCGCCTTCCGGGTATCCATTAGCGCGAAGCCACGCGACGTGCGCAGATAGCTCCTGACCCTTCGCCTCGTAGTAATTCAAGCATCGGACCTCGCGACCGACAAACTGACAAATCCACATGGCGAACGCATCAGCCTTGGCACCGACGCCGCC